ATCGTTAGCTGAATGGTTTGGCAATTTAAGTGATAAACAAAAGAATGTCATGATTGGTGTGCTTGGGTTTGTTGCTGCATTAGCTCCAGTGTTACTCATTGCTGGTAAGTTAACATCAGGAATTGGATCCATGATAGGAATGGTTGGGAAGTTAAGTGGAGCATTTAGCATGCTTGCTGCACATCCAATAATTGCTATCATTGGTGTAATTGCAGCTTTGTTTGCTTTACTCTATTCAACGAATGAAAACTTTAGAAACTCAATTAATTCTTTGGTCCAGACTTTAGGATCAGCATTGATGCCTATACTCTCCATGTTGGGTGATTATGTGAATACACTTATCAAAGCGTTTATGCCATTGATTAATATTCTTGGTAATCTTTTAGCTCAAAACATTACCTATCTGATTAAAGCTATTACACCATTACTTGATATATTTACTAAAGTGATGATTCCTGTCTTAGGATTCATCATGAAAATTATGGGTGAAATTGTTACATTCATTAGTGATAAACTTGCAAATGCTTTTACATTCATGTCAAAAATCATCACCGGAATCTTTACTGGAATAAAAAACTTTATTGTAGACGTGATTCAGTTTGTCGAGGACACAGTCAATAAAGCCATCGATTTGATTAACGGATTGATTCGAGGAATTAATAAGATTGGAAGTGTATTAGGATTTACTCTTGGTGAAATTGAGAATGTCAAGATTCAACTAGAAACAGGAAAAATTCCAGAACCTGAAGTAGTAGCAACCAATACACCAACAAGCTTTCCTGTCAACCAGGCAATCAATAATAATACTACACAACAAGTCACTAACAATACAGTGACTTATAACAATGATAGTTCACAGAAGGATATCACAATCAATGTTACAGTTGAAAACTATGCTGAAGAACTTGATTATGATGATCTAGCTGAAAAGATTAACTTGAAGCTTGCGGAGGCGTTCTAAGATGATAAGAAAATTCAAAATATGGAATAATCAAATGACAAGCTCATATGATATTTCACTAAATTCGATAAAGGTAACCGATGTTAAAGGACTGGGATCTAAAATTAATCATCAAGTTCACGATGACAAATATAAAAAAACTGTTCTAAAAAGTGACATCAAATTTTCCGATATCGAACTAACTATCATGTTTGGGTTAATAAATAACGCTTATGCAGATTTTATGAACTTCATGCAGTTCTTATCGACCAATGGTAAAAATCCTTTCACACTTGAATACACACATGATTCGGGCATTAGATATGTTGATGTCATGCCGAAGAATATGCCAAAGTCTCAAAAGACAGAATATGGCACAATTGCAGAAGCATTCACATTTGAAAGATTAACTCCGTATTATGAACTTATTGAAGAAAATGATGTAACATCTGTGGTTATAGAAAATGACTACATCGAAGATATTAAACCCATTATCAAAATTAAAGGCACGTCATCGGCATCAACTATTCTAAAGTTTAATAGTTATTCAGCTGATGAAAATATAATTTTAGGCATCACAGGCCTTCCAAAAGACAATGCATTGTTAACAAGGTTATATAGTTCAAATGATTTGGGTTATCGAATCATCGATGCTGGTGATTATACATACGTACAATCTGATTTTGATAACTTGTACCCATACTCAGAGATGAAAGAAGTTGTTGATGAATTTGGGAATGTATTCATCAAGATTCCCAAGTTCTATATGTTTAATAGTGGAAATGAAAGAACAATTTCTAAGCATAAGATTGATGATAACTGGTTCTTACCACCGGTATTCTATGGTCCAGATGGCGAACTTGATTACTTCCTATATGGAAAATATCCTGCATTTACAGTAGGAACCAAATTAACAAGTAATACCGGGGTACTTCCTACCGTGTCACAAAACATTACTACGTTTAGAACAAGAGCTAAAGCAAACGGTCTTGGCTATCAACAGCTAGATATCTGGGCAATTAATGTAATTCAAACATTATTTTTAGTAGAGTTTGCTACTTCAAATTCACAAAACGTATTTAGAGGTAGAGTTGACCATACTGAAAGAGTAGTAACTGGAGCAACTGATTATATTAAACAACCAAGCGGTGTCCATAAAGCAACCAATCAATTTAAGTATAGAGGGATTGAAGACGTATTTGGACACATATGGCAGTTTATAGACGGTATTAACTTTGACGAAGAAAACATCATGATTTGTTATGATCCTGAAAAATATATCAGTACATCCATAACTGCAGATTATGAGCTATTTGGCCAAAGACCTATGGCAAATGGGTATGTTAAAGAAGAAACATTTAACATAGATCATAAAGGATTTCAATTTCCAAGTGTATTAGGTGCATCAACATCCACATATTATGCGGATTATTACTATCAAGCGACAGGATTAAGAATTGCATTATTCGGCGGTGGCTGGAACGTTGGCTCGTCTGCGGGTCTCTGGTGTTGGAATTCTATCAATGCTGCTTCGAACGCGGGCTCGAGCATCGGCGGTCGCCTTCTTAAAAAACCCTTGTAGGGGGTTGTAAGGGGTCTCCCCTTACTAAACTACTTAATTGTCTTTAATAACCGGGTATAATATGCGATCGGCGGTAACTGGAACAATGGCTCGAATGCGGGTCTCTGGTATTGGAATTCTAACAATGCTGCTTCGAACACGAACTCGAACATCGGCGGTCGCAATCTTTTACAAGTTAATACTTTATGCATATTATATCCATAGCCCTAGCTAAAAAACACTCATAAGGGATTGGTCTAGTAAGTCATTGAAAAACCAATAAGAGTAAAAGAAGGAGTATCCATGAAAAGAATAGGGTACATATACGAAAAGATTTATGATAAAGAAAATTTAAGAACTGCAATTTATAAAGCAGCCAAAGGCAAATCAGATAAGAGGAATATTAAGTTTATTTTAGATAATATTGACAAATTTATAGACAGGCTTCACGAAGATCTAAAAAACGAAACATATAAACTTTCTGAAAATAGAATTAAATATATTAAAGACGGTCCTAGACAAAAAGAAAGAATTATCACTGTACCGGCATTCTATCCAGATCAGGTTATTCACTGGGCATTGACATTACAAATTCAAAAGGTAATGTCAAAGGGAATGTATTACTACAATTGTGGTTCTGTTCCAGGTAAAGGTGCACTATTTGCAAAAAACTATGTCGAAAGAGTTTTAAAAACGAATCCAAAATATGCTTTAAAAATCGACATTAAGAAATTCTTCCCATCTATTTCAAATGAAAAAATGAAACAACTATTTAGAAGAAAAATCAAAGATGATAAAGTTCTAAGATTAATAGATGCCATCATCGACAACGGTGGGAAAGGATTACCTATTGGTTATTATACGAGCCAGTGGTTCTCAAATTTCTATTTAGAAGAGTTAGATCACTTTATCAAAGAAGTAATCAAAATTCCGTATTATGTCAGATATGTAGATGATATGATTTTATTCTCAAACAATAAAAGACAGCTGCATCAAACAAAAAACATGATTGAAGAGTTTCTGACCGGATATGAGTACAGGCTAAAAATAAAAAATAATTGGCAAGTATTTCAAGTCTCCAAAAGGCCTATAGATTTTGTAGGATATCAAATGTCACCAGGATTCACAAAGTTAAGGAAGCATATTTTTATAAGACTAAATAGATGCTCAAATCGGTTAAGCAAAAAAATAACATTAAAAAATGCTAGATCACTCGTATCCATGATGGGATGGATGATTCACACAAGCAACGGCAAACGATATATTGAAAAATATATAGAGCCATTATCAAATACAACAAACTTAAAAAAATATATTGGGAGGATTCAAAAACATGAAAATAATCGAATCAGTGCAAGGGCAGATCGAACAAGCTCAAATTCTTGTCAAAGCAGAATCAACAGTTTTCATCCACAAGAATATCAATCAAGTAGAGCCACATGAAGATGATGATACAATGCTTTTTGAATACTGGGAAGCCCAATTGTCATATGAAGAATTTGAACACTATAAAAGCATAGCAGAAGATGATGAGTATGATGATCCACTATCTGATGATGAAAAGTATATAATTCAAGTGATTAAATCTGAAGAATTGAGGTAATTATCATGGAACTAAAAAAGCCAGTAATAACCATAGGATTTAATGAAACAGAAATAGTAAAACAATTTTCATCAGATGAGTATCTATTAATTGATTCAGAAGAAAAAAAGGTCGAACTTTATAGTGGTGGTCAGATCACTCAAGGATATAGTCAGTTTAATTTAGCAAAAAAGACTTTCTTGAAAGCAGAAGCTAACAAGAAATCTCTAATTAAAATTGATAGTCCATTAACGGGAATTACAATGGATGTTTTGTATAAAAAGTGGGTGATTGACTAATGTACATCACACTATATAAAAACAATCTTGCAACAGTCTTCACAGCACCTGCAGCAACGCCTAGCCTATCAAACTACTTGCAAATAGTAGAAGGAAGCCGAGGAAGCTTGTGGCAATGCACCAGAACTGGAAGCGCAGGAGGATGGATAGAAGTATCAAATCCCGGAGGTGCAGTGATGGAATGTAATACTTGCCCACCTACAGGTGTAGGATCTCCAGGGCAATATTGCGGATGCTATTTGGGATACTCAAGATATTATCAATATATACCTGAAACATATGTTTATTCATGGACCAAAGTTCAAGATGGATACCCAGAAATAATCTTTGGCGGAATCGTAAAAGAAGTAAGAGAAGATATTACTAAACGAGTCTATGATAAAGATAAATCTACATTTGAAGGACTAGCTGATGAAACACTAGATGAACCACTAATCTTTGTAGTAAAGGAAGATGATGGAACATATGTGTATTCAGGATATGTAAACTCATGGTCACAGGATGCAAAAGTGTGCAGATTTAAAGGTTTAGACTTCAAAACAATACTAGACACAGATGTAAGCTTAGACTTTTATGCAGACGTTGCAGAAGTTAACTTACAAGTATCTACCATATTAAATAAAGTTTTTGATGCATTTGATAACAATCAACCACCTGTAGTATTTAATGTTCCAAGCATAACTACAGATACAGCATACATCACTAACTTCCTAGGGCAGGTGTTTACTACGAACGCACTTAAATTTATAAAAGTATATCTAGCAACTGCAGGATTGTTTATGCTTCCATTTTTTAATGAGATATCAAAAGAAATAGAAATGGATGTCACATCTACAAATCAAGCAGCAACGATTCATCTTGATGACTTTGTTCATGAAAGTACTAAAACAGATACAAAAACTAACAAGTGCATCGCCACAGTATCGCTTCCACAGGACTCAGAAGACACACCTGCGAACATTCAATGGATCAGAAGCTCAAAAGCCTACTATGATAGCTTACCAAGCAATCGTAAAAAACAAGGCGAAGGTGTCGTAATTAATGAATCAGAATCCATAAGATTTCCAGGATCAAATTGGGGATACTTTGAATCAGAACCATCATCACC